ATGTAACACCCTAAGAATTTTTCATTTTTTCAGACCGGGGGGGCCTACCATTTTTCATCGTCGGCGTATTTATTATTGTTTTTGTGATGTTCTTCGTAATGGCACTGGTCACATAATGCCTCAAGGTTATCAAGGTCTAGGGCAAGGTCGGGACGCCGTCTCAGGTACTTCTTATGGTGTGCTACAGTCGCTCTCTCATATCTTCCTTTCGCTTTGCATCTCTGGCATTCGTAATGCTGCTGCTTGAGCGCCCGTTCTCTTGTCCTCCTCCATACAGCAGAGATATAGAAAAGATGCAGTTTCCCCTGGGATATTAACCCTCGTATCCATCTAGCGGTTTCCCTTTTGTCCAATCTCCTTACCCCCTGACTGATCGGGCGGTTTGCTCAGGTGAGGACAAACAAGCCGAGGGCAAAAGTCATGCCCAACTTGTTTCTCCCGGTTGTTATTCCATTCGCATTTGCCGTTTTTCGGGCAATAACTTTTTTCCACGGTTGTCTGCACCTCCCAGAAAATAAAAGAAATAGCGCCCTGCTACTGCAAGACGCTATTGATATTATCAACAGGGGCCACCAGGAATCGAACCCGGGAATAATGTTGTCAAGCATCATTGACCACTTGCCCCATAAAATCCGGCGCAGATCCGCATAAGCGCCGGATTATCTCCTTTATGATTTATCACGCAATCAATAGAACCATCGCCCTTCTATTTGGTCTTATATTGCTTTTTCAAGGACACGCTAAAAAACATCCCGCCCCTAACCAGTTGGCTAGAGGCGGGATTAAGAAAAGGAGGGAAGAAAATGAAGCACGCCAAAAACTATACTTTTGACATTTTAAATTTTACACCCCCTAAAACGGACAAAACGGGCAGATTTATAATTTTCCAAATATCTGTCCACCATTTTTCGTGGCGTACTCTCGCTATAACTCCCAATCCTAAAAGCGATCTCCAGCCAGGTCTTATTTTTGAGATACCGCAGTGTAAATACTTCCCGTGTTTTCGCATCCGGTATTTCGGCGATAAAAGCTTTCAACTGCCCCAGTAGCTGTTCTACATGAGCTATTTCCAGCTCTTTTGTCTGAAGCTCTGCGCGTGCCTTGATGTATTCCTCAGTCTTTGTGATACCCCTGATTGTGACAGGGTGTGGGGTGTAGGGGTAATTCTCATCAGAGGCAGACACACAGTCGGATTCTATGTACCGGTTTACCTTCTCTGCTAGCTCCATGTATTCTTCCCTGAGGCGTTTTAGCTGGATAGGAAGGCCGCGCAGCTGGTTCAATTCTTTTTTGGTGTACACGGCTAATCCTCCTGTAACCGTCCCAGTTTTTGCAATTGTTCCTCAAGTTCCTTTTTCGTCTTGTAAAATGGGCATTGATAACAGTCCATCTGCTTGAGGGCTTTACAATGCCCTGATTCGTTATAAGCGAAACAATCGGTATGTACCTGCATGGTTATTCCTCCTTGATTTTAGAGTGTCATGAAACATACGCCGCGACCGATTTCATTTTTTGCCATCTTTCAGCACCTCCAATCTCTCCATCACCATCTCCATAGCCTCGTCCGTAAGAGGCTTCCCACATACTGGGCAAAAATCGGCGTTTGTCCAAACTACTTCGTCCCCAACAACGACCGAAAACCCACGGTCATCTAAAAGGGAGCACTCCCAATTCTCAGGCTTTTGGCCTTCATTGTTGCACCAAGAACAGCCTTTCCACGCCTTTTCCACCTGCTCCCGTGTGGGGGCCATGTATTTCCGCCAGTTGACAATACGCTCTTTCAGCTCCTTGTTCTCAGCTTCTAACTCCTGTTCCCTGGCGGTGGAGAGGAGTGTGAGGATTCCTTTCCGCGCGTAAAAGTAGGCGTTTATCTGCTCTTCATCCTCTGGTATTGCAATCACAAAATATCGAAATGCTTTTTCCAAGTCCTTAATTTTCATGGTTATTCCTCCCCTTTTTCCCATCCATCCAATTATTAAATTCTTTCCTACAGTTAGAGCAAAGCTCTATTTTTTCATCTATGTAATCATAAACACTGGGACTAAAGAAGATGAACACTCTTATTATTTTCTGTCGTACCTTCCATATTTTCAGTCTAGGAAATCCCTTAATTTCCTTCCCGCACCGATCGCATACAGTCTTTGTCTTTATCATTTGTCCTGCATCTCCTTTTCCAAATCCGCGATACATTGAAATACCGGGTAAAACTGATGGGGGACAACAGCGTTGCCTAAACATTTAAGTCTGTCCACCCAATGGGGAACCCCATCAACCACTCTACCCACGTCGGGTTCAACTGTCCACCAATTGGAGTAGGGAACATCTTCTGTTCCTCGAGAAATACCTGTGCTTCCAAGCGTGTAGATTTTTCCGGAGGTCTCCCGCTGGTTTTTGACGATCGGCTGTGGAACGATGCCAGCGGCGTCGGCCACATTCTCATTGTGCTTTCGCATACCTGTTCCCGGAGGTTCGCAGGCCGGGTTCTCCCTTTCCTGCTGCTTGCAGCCTGTTTTTCTAAGGCTTCCGGCGATCTCTGCGGGAGATGATCCATCGTGTTCGGCGTAGCCCACAATTGCGCATCTGTCCCGCCGATGCGGGGCGCCGACGGCACAAGCTGGAAATACAAGCGTTTGGACGGAGTAACCTTGGGCTTCCAGGTCAACAATCGCAGTGTCGAGCGCCATATTGACGATTCCAGCAACGTTTTCACCAATAACCCAAGCGGGCCGGAGTTCCGACACAACCCGGAGCATTTCTGGCCAGAGGTAACGGTCATCATCCTTGCCTCTTCGCTTCCCGGCAACAGAAAAAGGCTGGCATGGGAATCCCCCTGAAATAACATCAACTGTTCGTAACCCTGTTTTTTCATAGAAACTCTCCTTGTTTAAAGTTCTGATATCCCTCCATTTTGGTACATCCGGCCAATGTTTTTTCAAAACTTTTGTTGGATAATCTGCGAATTCACACTGCCCTACCGTTACAAATCCCGCCCATTCAGCGGCAAGATCAAGTCCTCCTATCCCGCTAAACAAAGATAAATGGGTTAATTTTTTCATTTCAACCTTCTTTCCAACCTTTCCACCTTTGCCTTTTCCAGCTCTGATGTGTCTCCAAAGATCATCCGCATTTGATCCAGCATAATTTGAACATCGGCCATTTCTTCAAGAATATGACTTTTTTCCGTCTCTCCCCGGAACCACTTGCATAGCGCTTTTGTAAGCTCCGACATTTCCTCTATCATCATTTTCGCTTGAGATTCTTCCCCGTAGGTATCAATGGCTTTTCGTAATACTGCTTTGCGATCCATTTTTATCCCTCCAGTTTATATAGTTGCGGTTTTATGTATTTCATGTAAATTCCCACTATCACTTTTGCAGACAATAGGTAATCCAGTTCTATACATTTCCAAATGTCAAATTCTTCTAGTCCTTCAAAAATCCATTGATAAAGAATAAGGTCACATATATCATCGTATAGAGAATTAGAACTATTTTCATTTTCCTTAATAGTATTTTTCAATATCAATTTCCAATCTTTGGGTAACGTGTATTTAAGTTTTGGTTCATTATAGTAACTATCCGTTATAAGTTCCGCCAAATTGTCATACGTTTTTTTCTTATTAACAATATTTTGACTAGATAATTTCTTTAACAAATAGTCATATTCAAACCTTTTACATAAGTGGATAAATGATTCAGTTTGTGTAGGATGCCATCCGTATGCATAGTTTCCGCAATCTGACATAATTTGAAGAGAATAGTTCTCCCAATTAAATTCAAAATCCGCCCACGCACAACGATATCTCTCAGGATCATCAGCACCCGCCCTGTATTCAATTCTAACCACATCCGGGATTTTAACTTTTACGTAAGCCAAGTTTATTCCTCCTAATTTTAGTCATCAATAACTGTCAATCCGTCCACTGCATATCCTCCTCTGTATCCCTCCAGTTTAACCACCAGAGTGCCACATACATTCCAAGGTTCCGATATTACGGTGAAAACTTTACCTTTATTTTGCTCACTGACATGGTACTTGTTGTTCATAACAACTTTACTTCCGATTTTCATCTCTGTTTCCTCCTATCACTTTCAGCTCCAAACCTCGATACTTTTCGTCCCAGAGCCGTTTTTTCAGTTTAAACGCTTCGGTCTCCACGCCCTTCACATCTTCCACCCATATTAACCCCTGGTTATCGCATACAAAAAAATCGGGCATATACCGGATTCCACCGGGGAGAAGAAAAGAGGGCTGACGGGAAAACCAGGAGATTTTTCCTGATGCCTCCAATGCTTTTAATTCCAGATACCTTTGCGCCTCTGCTTTAGAATCAAACCGGATTCCATCTATTTCCGTGGGGGTGTTATGGTATTTTGGCGGGCGGATAAAGGTCTTCATATCTCCTCCTATCCTTCCTGATATCTAGTTTCAACTTCTGAAAAGCGTTGATACTGTCCATCAAAACACAACAAGATTTTTCCTGTTCGCCCTTCTTTGTTTTTTGCAATAATCAAATCCCTGTCAGAAGAAGGGGTATCTGGATCAACATTATGTAGGAGTAAAATGCAATCTGCATCCTGCTCAATTTGCCCGCTTTCCCGGAGACTTGTCATATCAGGAGCGTTTTTCCCATCCCGGTTTAACTGGGACAGAGCAATCACGGTAATTCCATGTTGTTGCGCCAGTATATGAAGCCCCATAGATATGCCAGTAACTTTTTCATACAGGCTTTTTCCCGGCCCCTGAATCAAAGACAGGTAATCGATAAAGATGATATCAGCTTGTAACTGCATGGCTTTTGCCCGGATCATATCCACGGTATATCCAGCTGCTGGAACTACGGTAAAACGCAGTTTTGAGAAATCATCGTAGCATATGGTGATGGGGAACCAGTCATCCTCCCCAATCTGGTACTGCTTAATCTTTGATAGAGGAGTGTGCGTATAGGTGGATAGCACCCGATCAAATATTTTATCCGGGTTGGTTTCCAGGGAAAAATAGGCCACTTCATAGGTCTTTGCCATATTAACCATCATTTGAAGTGTTAAGGCCGTCTTGCCAGAGGAAGGCCTTCCCCCAATGACGATATAATCCCCTTTATCCAGGTAAGTAAAGCTATCCAATTTAGAAAAACCTGTTTTGATATGTGATTTGGGATTTTCCATCCTGTCAACAAATTGCATGAATCCTTCAACGGCGGAAACGTCGGCGGCATTTGTTTTCTGGTCAAAACAGGATAAAATCTGGGCTGCTGCCTGTTGGCAAGTATTGATATCCTGGTTTTCATCTATCGTCTCGATCAATTCCATAGAGGCCGCCCACGCTTTTCTTTTCTGGCTGGATTCCAAAACCGCCTCTATGTAATACTCGTAATTGCTGATAGTTGGTGTTGCTTGAGCCGCCATGACCGCGCACGGCTTGTATTCCTCTCCAACCATGCTGATGAGCGTGACAATATCGATGGGTTTCCCTTCCCGGTATAGAGAAAGACACGCCGAAAACAGGGTTTTATATTCCGCCTGTCCAAAATCATCAGGGATCAGCTTATAGACCGCCGCCGGCATTACTTTATCAGCGTCCAGCAGTATATCCCCGATTACGGCCTGTTCTGCTTGTATGTTGCATCCAATCATAGGTATTGATACTTCTCCTTTCCTTCACGTCCTGCTTGCTGCCTTTTTATCTTGTCCCAAATAATCCCGCGCCAGTTATTGGCCATACATTCATTAATCAGGCTGATAATATCCCCCTCGGCATACTCCCGCGCCTTGTTTTCCATTTCCGTTAAAAAGCTTTTAAGGCCGGTAGGCTTATATAGCTCTTTCCTTTCCCTTTTGTACTGTAACCATTCCAGAATCTTTGCTTTTAAAGGGGCTGATAGGTTGCGTTGATCGAGTAGTTCTTCCCATTCCTCTTTCTGGCTTTTCGTTTTAGAGCCTTTAGGGGGTAGGGGGTTATTATCTTGTTTTGTTTTGTTTAGTTTATTAATAGCGACACTTTGTGAGACAGGTTGTGCGACGGTGTGTGAGACAGGTTGCGGGACACTTTGTACGACATTTTGCGCGACAAAACCGTTATCAAATTTGTCGCACAAGCTGTTTATGGAATACACAGCGGATTGATTCCCTTTTCTTTTTCTCCAGTTTATCAATCCGGCTTGCTGTAAGGCGTTTCTTGCCCGTTCAATGGCTTTCGCGTTTAATCCTGTTTTAACTTCCAGAACTGATACAGCTACAGCAAACTCCGATTGCCAACCTGTTTTATTGTTTATGACCATAAGCGCGTGCCATAGGACAATGGCGGGTGAGGGCAAAGAGTTTGTTTCGAGCTGATCGTAAAACGCTTTTATTTCATTTATGTAGTTCATGTTGTACCGCCTTAATCATGCCCCCTCCCAGTTTTCTTGCCGAGAGGGGGATGCCCGGATAAAACTAAATCGTTACAATAACAAGACCCTGTTCGATAAGTTCTTTAAGTTGATTATCAAAAAACGATTTGATATTATTTTTTGCCTGTAGTTTCCACATACCCCCATCGGATTCAAACAATCCTACTTCTCCACCTTCTCTGACCCTCAAAAGAAACTCGCTTTCCGGCTGCTCTACTTCCATAAAAGTTCGGTACGGGCAAAGCTTGACAATAGGCCGGATGACCTCTGTAGCCTTAAGTTGAATGCCTTTCCTTACCTCACATGATTGCGTAAGCCCGTTATCCTCAGATTTCACAGAGTTTTCCTCTGTGATTTTTGAAAGCAGGTTAAGCACATAGACAGTATCCTTTGTCTCGACAAACTCGCTTCTAAGAGAGATAATAGCATTTTCATATTTTTTCCAACCAAAAGAAAAATCCCTTCGATCCGACTTTGCGCAATAAAGATAATTTCGCTTGTACTCATCCTGATAGGTTGTATAGACCTCTACTTTATTAAAATCGACTGCTTGAATAAAGATTGGGAGGTTTCCCACTTTGCTGTATTCCGATTTCACTAAATCCACAATCCCTTGCAGACTTGACAAGGCTATTTCATCAGGAATGGGTTTATAAGGTACAATCCTGTGCAGGGGGACAGTGCAATATGTGTCCTCGTCGATCTGAATCGTTCTGGGGCCCGAAATCTCACAAATCTTATCAATAGTTCTCTCATTAATAAATTCACTCATAGTAAAACCTCCAGTTATGCGTTTTTAATTATTTTTAAAACAGGGGTTTCCTCCTGTTCATCACCATCAAAACTTCTCTGTCCAGGAATCTGCGGAGCCATCTCGAAGAACTCAACTTCTCCATTCTCATCCGGTGCAACATATAAAGAGGTTGCAACGGGATTTGTTGGCTCAAGCTTAGACTTGGCTGAAGCGCGGACATTGATAGTCTTTCTTTGACTGTCCGGTATAAATTCAACCGTTAGTGTCAAAGTTCTCTTTTTGGTTGGGCTGGTGTTAGGATCAAGAATATTATCCATAATTCTTGACATTTCGTAATCCGTAGTCTCCTCTATGGCTCCACGAGCCATTCTGAGGATTGATTTTCTTTGTAAATCGTCCATAATAGTACCTCCTATAATTTTAATTGTCCGTCTACTTGGGACGGTGGTATATCATGCGGCTTATGCAACCGCCTGATATGTGCCTTTACATAGACGATATCCTCGCCTTTCCGTTTGGCCACAAGGCGGCGCAGGGCTTCTATTGTCTTTGCCTCTGTAGACCGCCTGTGGTCGCTTTCCCGGATAAATTGCTCAATCTCTGAGATATTGTCGCTTTGCCAATATCCTTTTGCGGAGCTGGATGATAAGATCGGGTATCCTTGACGGATCAGCTTTTTGATTTGCAATCTGATTTTCCGGTCGTCTAATCCAGTAAGGCGGCGTAACGTCTCCCGGCTTACCGCGTTCTCTCTGCCCTCCGGGATCAAGGACAGCAGGTCAACCATTTAGATCACCTCTTTAAAAGGGAAGGTCACCATCTGTAGGGACTTCCTCAAAATCATCCGGCCCGGCGTTCAACGCCTCCTCATTACGGTTGTACCCTTGAGATGGGGTAGAAGTATCTTTCTTACCCTCAGCAAAATACACCTGATCCGCTATAATTTCAAAAGCTTTTCGTTTCTTTCCTTCTTTGTCGGTATAAGTGCGGGTCTGTATCGAACCTCTTACCGCTACTAATTGACCTTTTTGAAAATAACGGCTTACAAACTCGGCGGTGTATCTCCATGCTACTATGTCAATAAAATCTGCCTGACGTTGTTCACCGGATTTTGCATAGCTGCGTTCTACCGCCAGGGTAAAGGTAGTAACAGGTATGTTATTTGGCGTATGGCGTAGTTCGGGATCAGCGGTCAGCCTACCCATTAAGATTGCTGTGTTTAACATATCATCACCCTCTGTATTCTCTGTCTATTTGTTCCCGTAATAAGTTAACCTGGATTTTATATACATTGCAGGCTTCCTTTGCGGTTTCATACATAGTTACTGCTACATCGCGGTCAAATCTAAGCTTTGCTATCTGTTTTTTACCTTTGCATATATCGTTGATGATCGTAACTGGTGTTCCTTTGTCCCGCTCTATAAGTATTTCCTGCGAAAGAGCGACACGATAATCATGCTCTGCTTGGGATTTGGCTCGACCCCGATTGCCTAAGCTTCTCAGGGCCGTGTCTAAAAGTTTACTTTTTTCTTGTAACTCTATCAGGAGGTCTTGACCACTCATATGTAATTCCTCCCAAATACCTCCATGAATTTATCATGGCCATATAGCGCTTCAAATTTATATTGGCAATCCCTTTTTAATTGAAGATCAAGAGGATGATTAAAATGCACGCCTTTGTTGCCTTGATTATGCAGCTTTCCAGTAAGCCAGCACCAACAACCCCACTCTTCAGATAGCTTCCTTTTTCCATTTCCATAGAAAATGTGATGCTTATGCAAGTTATAAGTTGTCCCGGTTAGATAGCATGATTTGTCCTTCTGCAAATAGATTGGCTCAACAGCTCCACCTCACATTCCCTCTGCGGTCTACAATTTCAGCCTTCTTGATAATTCCATTTTCTGTATAGACAGACTTAACAAAAAACTTACTGTTGCTTTTCAACTTACCTTTTGGATCTCTGTAATATTCCCCCTCTTGGAGTTGAAAGTAGATAAATAGTGGTGTATACAGCTCCCTCCCAATACCCCAATTAGTCCCTGCACGCTTAAAACTATCGCTTGCATGTCCTTTCTGAGCATCCATATTACTTTCCGATCCGGCGTCTTCCTTCCAAACCCATTCTTTTTTCCCATTGTCATAAATTCCAATGGCACAAAATAGGTTTCCATTGTGCTCGTAATGTCTGCGTTGCCAATTCATGGGCCCTACACATTCATCTAAAATTCTTTGGTCACATCTAGCGTCTTTATACAGGAGACAGATAGCAAACACCTTGCCAATGTTACCCCTTTTGCCTTCTTTTAGCTGGTTGATCCGACATTCTATTTCATCAGCCCTTAATGGTCGAAATAGATGGTTAATGTCCATTTTAAATCCTCCCGTTATTTGATATCCAGCCTGTTTCTTCCACCAGACGAACTCCAGGCAGTTCCGCACCATCTTTCAAAACATCCTTTATAGCGGTTTTATTTGGCTTAGGTTGGCTGTAGCTAAGCAAACTATCAAGTGCGTTTGCCTGAGCGAAAGAAATAAATGATTGCTCGTTATCAATCTCGACTGATGCGGGATTATTACAGATTCTTACAACGTTTCGCGAGGTTTCCAGCTTAGTCCGGCCAGAAAAAAACATCTGGTCTTTAAGGTATTGTGTAAGGCGGTCAGCTTTGTTTTCCTTTTGCTTTATCCTTTTTTCAAGCTCTTTCCGTTCTGCTTTAATCCCCTCTACTTCGGCTCGGAGAGATTTAATCATACAGGCAATGTTGTCCACCTTATCATCAAATTCCCCTTCTATGGCCTCTAATGTATCCGCAATTGCTTCCTCAGGAATCTCCCCGGATTCTATCTGTTCCTGAAACCTCTGATAATCAGCGGAAATTTCATACAGCTTCATGTTCTTTTCCCTCCAACACATTCAACCTATCTCTCAAATTCGTAATTTCAAACGATAAAATCTTTATTTTTTCTAACAACGCACTAATTACGATCTTATCATCGTCCCATGTCAAACCTTTATAAGTTTCCATCTTGACATTTCCTCACTTTCTGCTACACTAAAAATGAATTTCTTTTCTTGTTGCCGCGCTTGGAGTTGCCGCTCCTGCGCGGCCTTTCTTTTGTTATTGATTTCCATCTCCTCCTATCGATTGTCCTGTTGTAGTAGCTACAATGTCATTGATCAGCTTTTTTGCCGTAGCAACCAAATCTTCCGTACCTTCATCAACCTCTCTCAAAAGGGCTCTGCCGTAAAAATTGCAGACTGCTATAGAGACTATAAGGGATGAGAGAATAGATATTAGGATAGTTTCCATGTATTTACCGCCTCTTTTCAAAATGGAAAATAGTAACGTCACCATCTTGTTCCCAATTGACATTCAGGCCATGCTTTTCACATAGGCCGCACAGATAATCGCGGTCCTCATGTGTACATCTGAGGAATCCGAAAGTTGGGTTAAGGTCTGAGTTTTTGCTGGCTAGTGACACTGCTTTTTTCAGTATCCATTTCTTCATCATTTTTTCTCCTATGTAAGGTCAATTTGAGCTTTTGCCAATTCAATAGCGATTTTATAAGCGGAGCCATGTTTGTTATTTCCGTGGGTTTTCTCCACTTTACGGACGAATTTATCTAAAGCACCGCAAAAACATCCGCACGTTACCCAAATTTGGTTGTCCTTACTTCGGTAAAATGTGGTGCAATCTCCTCGACTTCCGATTGGGACTATTGATAAGAGGTGTTCAGGTTTTGTAATATCACCGTTATCGGACACCCGGCCGTTACCGAACACCCGGCCGTTACCGGACACCCGGCCGTTACCGGACACCCGGCCGTTACCGAACACCCGGCCGTTACCGAACACCCGGCCGTTATCGGACACCCAGCCGTTACCGAACACCCAGCCGTTACCGGACACCCAGCCGTTACCGGACACCCAGCCGTTATCGAACACCCGGCCGTTACCGAACACCCGGCCGTTATCGGACACCCAGCCGTTACCGAACACCCGGCCGTTACCGGACACCCGGCCGTTACCGGACACCTGGCCGTTACCGGACACCCGGCCGTTACCGAACACCCGGCCGTTACCGAACACCCAGCCGTTACCGGACACCCAACAGTTACCATTGTGGGAAAGGTTACGTTCATCTTCAATCCACCCTCCCAAGTCTCCGGTTTTAACTTCATCGAAAGACTGCAATGCTCGAATTCTGTGCAGAGTTATCTCTTTATCCATCGTGTAAATGTTTTTGGTCTCTTCCGTGAACTCATATTTTTTCATTTTCCCGACCTCTCTTTATTGATGATCCCTTGAACCCTGGAAAACGTGTCTTTCGTCCGTTCTTTCAGATTCCTTAGTTCGGCGTGCTGCCAGGCTATCCATATGACGATGCCGACTACAAGGACAAGCAATGCTATTTCTATGATGTTCATTTCTTTCTCCTTTTTCTTCTTAAAACTTGCTCAATACTGATTGAGCATGATCGGTTTTCCTCTGCTTTCCATTTGAGAATGTCACTTTGCCGTTTTCGGAAAGCTTCATATTCAGGGCAGTTCCCCGCGCTGTGGCAGTTGTAATCCGCCGTCACCCTGCGCCGAGGACAGTCTTTACATGGGCCATGCATGATCCTCACTCCTCCTGTTCAGGACTGGAAATCACCGTTTTCCTTATTTCATCCTCTAAGAGTTCAGCTAAGGCGCGCGCTTCAGCTTTTTGGCGCTTAAAATGTCTAGACATTTTTTCGGCATATTCGCCATACACATGTTCCCACTCAAAAGCCTCTTTTTGGAATATTTCTTCTGAATCGCATAAAATCCTTAAGACCTTAACCTTTTCTTCTCTTGTCATCTCTTTCACCCTTTCCACTTAGAACACGAATCTCCATTCCTTCTATTTCGTCGATCTCTGCCTGTAGGGATTCGGCTAAGGCATGGAGTTCTATTGCTTGAGTTTTAAAGTTTCTTTCCATTTCTTGCGCAAAATCACCTTTTTCGCATCCCCAATCACTGGCTTCTCTGCAGGACATTTTTTCGACAGCACGTAGGTAATTTAGAACCCTAACCTTTTCAGCTCTTGTCATTTCACCTTTTCCTCCCTATCGTTGTTCATTGGCTTTCCTTTCCTCTATTTTTCTTATTCGCTCCAGAAACGCCTTTCCTTTTTCGGATTGTTTCCAATCCTCGAATGCCTCTTGTGCGCCTGGTGTATCAAAATAGGCTTTTACTTTATGTAGGGTCAATTTATACAGGCTTTTCCTTTGCCGTTCTGGGACTTTTTCTATATCAATGAAAACACTCAATTTTTTCACCTTCTTTCACTTATCCCACGATACAGAACTCATCTAAATAATTCTCAATGCGCTGGTTGTTTTCTCTTAATTCAAGATTGACGATAGCGTTCTGTATTCCGTTGAATAACATGAGTACTAGTAATAGAACGGATAATACCAGCGCAATGAGAATAAGCTTCCAACACCACTTCTTATATCTCAAAAATCCTCTTCCTTTCCTATCTAATCCTATCTTCCAGTCTGGCGATATTGAAACCTATGTCCCACATGGTTTTGCTTAAATCGCACAATTCCTCATTGCTCGCGTCCACTGACCGGCTGGCCAATAATCTAATTTGATTTACCAATAGGTCAATCACCTCATTTGTCTTACCGATTTCCTTTTCTTCCATCGTCGTTACGTCCTTTCTTAAATTCTCGTGAAAGTTAATAGTGATCCCTTTGGGCATTTTACTCATCTCCTTCCGCTCACTCAAGGTTAGCTTATTGATAATTACCCCCTAAAATGCTATACTAAAATGAAAGAAAGGGGGTGAAAACAGTGCAAATAGATAGAGCTAACATAGTAAAAATTGTTGAAGTTTCCGGTGCTGATGAAGCTCAGCGATACTTAGATTTGGGATGGATTTTATTGGGACAAGCTTCTCAGGACGGAGAAGTTGCCAGTATTATCTATTCTTTAGGTTGGTCTTCTGAGAAGGGGGAAGCTCATCTTCCAAAAGAGAAGTATCCTGCTCTATAGGTTGAACTTTTCCCAATGAAAAAAGAAATGGCTCCTTGTTCGTTGCGCATGTTGCTATCCATTCTCCGGTGGAAAGTAGCTGCGCAACTTCTTTTATATCTTGGGTTTCTTTGATTTCTACAACATACTGCAATACGGGGTTTACTTTCATAAAAAACTTCCTTTCTTTCTCCGCTCCACCTGGGGCGGCCTTTTTATGCGGGTTGTTTTGTGCCCTTGTTTACTCTGGATGAAATTGTGTCTCTTGCTCCAGATTATGCTTAAAGCGTATTTTAGGATAAAAAAATTAAATCCTTATACTCAACCCCATAAACTTGTTCCATCTTTTTAATAGTGGGCACATCCGGGAAACTCAAGCCGCGTTCATAGTTACTAAGAGTGCAGGCATTTATGCCGATCAAAAAAGCAGCTTCCTTTTGAGTAAGCTTCTTATTGATTCGTGCAGCTTTGAGCGTCATTGTCATTCGTCTCACCTCCTTGCTGTTGCCATTATTATAATACGCTTTAATCGTAATGTCAACACTTAAAGCGTAATTTTTTTAAAACGCTATTGATTTTTTTACGTTTATAGCGTATAATACTAAATAAAGTGAGGTGATTACAAAATTGAGTAATAATTTAGGTAATAAAGAAATCTTTTCAAAAAACTTAAAATATTACATGGAGCTTACAGGAAAAACACGTAATATTATCTGCGATGATTTAGGCTTTAAATACACTACTTTTACAGATTGGGTTAATGGAAACAAGTATCCCAGAATTGATAAGATAGAGATGTTAGCGAATTATTTTGGGATAAAAAAATCCGATTTGATAGAAGAAAAGCCCGCTGTTGAAGTTAACAACGGGCAGGATCCTTTAGTTGTAAAGGCTATGGAACTTTTGAATAAACTTTCTCCTGATTTGAAGAGGATTGCTTTAGATCAGTTGAATGCTTTGTCAAAGATTCAAGAAAAGAAATAAAGGTAATTAATTGGTTTTTATTCAAAGTTTCTAGTTTTTTTAAAATAGTTTCCTGATCCATTTTTTATTTCCCTCCATTAATTACTTTTATTAGCTTGTGCCGATCAAATGTTTTGACACCAATATAATAGTACATTTGTTTGATACTTTCAAGAGTTTTGGAAGAAAAATTATTACTGATTTTTATGGTATGACTTTTTCTTTTATCTCTTGTTTGTGGCTTTTTAAATTACAACTATATTTTAAACGATGTAGCGTTTTATATCAATTGTAATCATTGATTAAAATATACGGTATAACGTTTATCTCAACGGCAAATACTATAAAAACGGCTTAACCATGCAGTTTTAGTGGTGTTTTTTTACCTGAAATTACCAGGAGAATTGAGGGTGATAATCTGAATTTTTTACAAAAACTTGACATGCTATTAAAAGTAGGAGACTTTAGCCGTACAAGTTTTGCTAAGGTAGCCGGGATTCCACCTTCTACTATTAACTCTTTATATGATAAGGGGTACAGCGGGATAAAGCTTGATACTGTTAAAAAAATTGCTGATTTTTTCGGCGTATCGATTGATTATCTGATGGACGATAGCCAGGACAAGCCGCACTATCCTGAAGGCACATTATACGGGGCTATCTATCAAATACTGATAGATAAAGGGATTACCATATCCCAGCTTGCTAATATGTGTGGAATCAACGATTTTGTTTTGCGTACCATTTTAACGCAAAAACAAGATCGGGTGTCTGCGGATGTCATCAATAAATTATCAGACGGGTTGCAGGTTCCCACTGGATATTTTCTCGGGCACAAAGACAGCCCTACAGCAAAATCACATTGGGAGCAAGAGGCGGCAGATTTTGATACTTTTATAAACGGCCTATCTAGCCTGTATCCGGCTATTAAAGATGCCAGCAAAAAGCAGATAAAGGTACTAAAGGGAATTAAAACTATATTAGATTCAGAATTTAAAGAATAACTTTTTCTTGAGCTTATTTTCTCTCTTATTTTTCACTTTTTCTTAATACGTATTGACATTATACGTATTATGTGGTATTATAATAGTGTAAGGGGGAGAGTTAAATATGCCGTTAAAGCCTAGAGAAATGGAAAAAATTATTCTTGCTGATGGTTGGGTGTTCAAATCTCAAGAAGGTTCTCACCGGCATTACATCCACCCAACTAAGCCAGGAAAAGTCACAATTCCTTTTCACTGTAAAGACCTTACAAAGGGCACCGAAAAATCCATCTTGAAGCAAGCGGGGCTGAAATAATCCCCGCCGCTTTAAGAATCGTTATAGGAGGTAATCTGTTATGTTATCCGCTTACCCTGCTTGTTTTTTCAAAGAAGAAAACGGTTATTCTGTCATTTTTCCAGATTTAAACCATTTGGCTACTTGCGGTGAAACTTTGGATAAAGCGCTTGCTATGGCCGTTGATTGTTTGGCGGGATACTTATATACTTGCCAACGGGAAGGGGAAAAGATTCCTGATCCATCCTCTATGGATAAAATTAATATAAATAAAATTTCTAAAGAATTAGAGCTGGATTCTGCTGCTGGTTTTGTAAATATGGTCACAGTAGATGTTGCCGAATATGCAAAAACCCATTTTGAAAAATCCGTAAAAAAGACTTTGACAATTCCCGCATGGCTTAATCAAGCCGCGTTGGAGCACAATATTAATTTTTCACAGGTCTTACAAGATGCGTTGAAAGCACAATTACATTTAAACTAACTCTCCCCTACTCTCTCCTATCCTTTTATGTCTCAAGAAAGAAGGTGTAACATGAAAGGGGTAATCTATGCCCGGTACAGTTCCGACAAGCAAACAGAGCAATCCATAGAAGGGCAAATCCGGGAATGTACAAAATTTGCAGAAGAAAACAGGATTGAGATTATAAAGATATACACTGACCGTGCCCTATCCGGCAAAACAGCGGATAGAGAAGAGTTTCAGCAAATGATATCGGATAGCGCGGATGGCGAATTTGAAGCGATAGTAGTATATAAACTGGATCGTTTTGCCCGAAACCGTTATGACAGCGCGATTTATAAATCCAGGCTGAAAAGCAACGGGGTTAAGGTATTGTCTGCTAAAGAGAATATCACAGATAGCCCAGAAGGGGTCATTCTGGAAAGTTTACTGGAAGGAATGGCAGAATACTACTCCCTGGATTTAGCCCAAAAAACAAGCCGCGGAATGATGGAAAACGCTTTAAAATGTCGGTATACAGGCGGCAGACCTTTGTTGGGGTACAAATTAAATCCGGATAAGACATACTGTATTGATGAGACAACCGCCCCTATTGTACGCAAAATCTTTGAGATGTACGCGCAGGGGAGTTCTTACAATCAGATTATAGATGCCCTCAATAAAACGGGGGCAAAAACGGGATCAGGAAAGACTTTTGGAAAAAATTCCATTCACGATCTTCTTAAAAATGAGCGATATAGCGGGGTGTATATATATAACCGTATTCCTCGTGACAGTACCGGAAAGCGAAATAGCCACGGAACAAAAGAGGATGGAATGATTCGTATCGAGGGCGGTATGCCTGCTATTATAGATCGGGAATTATGGGAAGAGGTGCAAAAGAAAATGGAAGGGAATAAAAAAAGCCCCGCTCGAAACAAGGCTAAAATAGATTATCTGTTATCAGGAAAATTATTTTGCGGTCATTGCGGCAGTGCAATGGTAGGACAGAGCAGCACAACAAGGGGAGTTGTATATCCTTATTATGTGTGCAATCATAAGGTAAGATTACGCACCTGTGATAAAAAGAACGTGAAGAAAGATGATATTGAAGACCTTGTGATTGATGAAACTGTACACCGGGTATTGGCAGATGAAGCCATTGACAATATAGCAGATCAAGTAGCCGCATTGTCTTTTCAAGAAGGGATGGACACTTCCCGGATGGATCATTTGAAATCACAGCTTAAATCAACAGAAGAAATTATCATAAATATATGCAACGCCATTGCGCAAGGAGTTCTTACCCCTTCTACTAAGAAGATGTTAGAAGAAGCGGAGGAGAAAAAAGAACATCTTAGCCTGGAATTGGAACAGGAAAAAGTGATCCAGAAAAATGTTATTACGAAAGAACAAGTTTTATTTTGGTTAAGCCAATTTCAAAATGGTGATACAAATGACCCTGAGTACAGAAAAAAACTTGTAGATGTTTTTATCAATAAAATCTTTGTTTACGATGATAAATTTGTCATCACTTATAATTTTAGCGGTGATAATAACACAGTTGAGCTATCTGATGTCAACATCGCCCTTTCGGATTTGTCCCAATCAGGGCCACCGGCACCACAAAAACCGAAAATATTCGTGGTAAAAAATATTTTCGGAATTGTAAAGCGCTTTATCGAAAGATAAGGCGCTTTTCTTTTATTCTTCTTGCTTTCTTTACCATAATTTACAGCTAGAATTCAGCGCTTTGAATCTGTACAATGTCTTTAAAATATTGTAGAAAGGAGTTCCTCTGTATGGATTTAAAGCGTGAGTTAAAACGCTTCACAAAACCTATCAAGAAGGATATGAAATTTTCTAAGAAACATAAAAGACTTTTTTATGGTAACTTAGAAGTATCTGCCCGTAGTTATTTACAAGGGCACCCCAATGCAACAACAAATGAGTTGTTTTCTTACTTAGGAGAACCTGAAGATTTATTACATAGCTTTAGGGCTTCTATGAATCCAAAAGAAATTCAAAAAGCCTACCGCCGATCGAAATGGATAATAACAGGAGTATCAGTGCTATGCGCTATAGCTATAGTGCTTATCGGGTACGTGATCTTTGTTTTTGTTATTCCGCCTGATATTGATACTTATTATTTGGATGCCCAGGGGGTATATCAATTAGACGAAAATGGAAGCCGGGTTTATTTGGAATCCGCGCCAGAGGGTGCCCCAGAATTTTACTACGAGTAACCAAACAAAAAAGGCCGCGTCCCTGTTAAAAAGTAAGGGAAGCGGCCTTTCGTTATGTAATATTAAATTCATTTTGGATCATATCTATGGGGATAACCTGGTGATCGCCTTTCCCATTCTGGTAAATACGATCCCAGGCCCCGCCCTCTTTCTGGGTTTGGGTTCTGAGCACCCACGGATACAGCGCCCTTTTTTCTTCCACTATTTGGTCTATGAGTACTTTTGTATCCTTTTCTATCGTTATCTCTGGATACCTGCCCAGAATTTTACTGGCCCCATAACCACAAAAGCGGTAATATACATTTGGCATAACAGGGCCTATCTGCCAGGAGAAAAAATCTTCCTGAAATAAGGGGCGACCGCTTATCGCCAGATATTCACCTTGAACCCAATAAAGGATTTTTTGTAATTGTAGGTTACTTACAGGAGAACCGTCACGTGTGCATTTTGTGATGATATACTGAGCGATATCCATTGCTTTATACATAGTTCTAGTCCTCCTGTCTTTTATCAATATTATTCAGTTTTCTTTCCTTCCAAAATCCGCTTGTAAGCGGTAAAAGCGCCGTTGGCGCTCATGGCCACGATCACGGCGTTAAAGGGGATGAGGGCCATAGTGGGCCAGGAAAAACCGGTGGTAAAGATGGTAGCCAACGCCATGACTACGACGGCGTAAATGTAGGATAGCCACTGGGTAGGCAGCTTAGAAAACAGCCCTTTTGTAAACTGCGTCAGCAGCCCCACCAGCGCGGCGCACCCGGCAAAAGTCCCCAAAGTCTCCCAAGATACAAATTCATTCATAGTATGTATTCCTCCTATTGTTTTCTTTCTTCCAGCTGATTGAGCCGGATTTCGTGGTTTTCCAGTTTCAAGTCATGTTCCGCGATTAATTCATCGTTCTTGTCAATCCGATCATGGAGACGGCGATGAGATTCCCGGGTGGAATTTTTCGTGATTTCATCGTTATGCTCCAGTTTGTCGAGACGTTTCGAAAACTGCTCGATGATGGTGGAAAGCCGGGTAATGGTGCCGTTTAGCTTCAGCATGGGGGCGGCCACCGCTACCACAAAAGACACAAGAGCTACAATTACCCCAAATACTCCCCATTCAGTCATTTAGATTCCTCCTTCATGGTTTATCCGATCAGCAGGTAATACCAGTCCGTGCCGCCCAGATATCCGATCCCTACACCGTTTGCTTCCTGGAACTTGGCGATAGCTTTCATGGTTTTGTTCCCCACAATGCCGTCCGCGCTCCCGCAGGAATAGCCCATGCTGTTCAATCTCTGCTGTACCCATTTACACAAGGGGCCGCTTTCGCCGCCATTGACGGTATGCTGCGCGGCGGCCTGGTAGGTGTTGTCCCCGGCCTTGCCGTCCACGTTCAGGTTATGCCCTTTATCGTTCAGGATTCTTTGCAGCTCCGCCACCTGAGCGTCGTAATGGTAATCCCATACCAGGGAAGGGTTGGGGCCGTACTGCTTGCCGCTGCTGGAACTGCCCCCAGTATTGATTTCCCCTCTTCCACGGATATCCCCGTCGTTGCACCATCCCAGTCCATCCACCAGGTAGGGATTGCGCCTGCCTGGAATAATACGGGTAATGGCGCCTGTCTTCCATTCGCTGGGAATGACGGCTTTTTCAATGGGATCGGTAGAGGCGGCGTAATAGCTGGACAGCGTGACTATATCGCCCACCTGATATGTAGTGCCGGGGGCTGGGGACGGAGCAGGGCTTGTTCCATCCATAGCCGCTTTCACATCAGCGCGGAACGTGTCCATACTCTTCCTAAATTTCGGAAACCAGTGCATGACGTCGCTGTGATTAGACGCAATCCCACGCGCCGCCCCTTCGCTGTGGCAGATTACAACCCCATCCGCCATCGGGTCAAAGCTGTACATATCACAGAGGTAGGCGCAAAACTCTACGGCCTCCTGATAGACTTGTGAAAAATATTCACTATCCGTGAGACCGTCTTCGCAGATTTCAAAACCAATGTGGGTATCGTTGGCAGAACCATTAGAACCGCTTCCACAATGCCATCCACGAGTGTCCCACGGTAAGGTCTGATAGGTAGCCACAGAACCGTCCGCCAGCTTGCCAATGAAGGCATGGGTACAAACTTCCCTCCCGTCCGGCTTGTCCTGATTCCAGTGGTTGCCGTATTTGTTGTACCCCAGTTTCCCGTCATCCGGCCCTACATAGCGCTTGAGGTTCGGGTTGTTCACGCCGGTACTGTGGACCATGACCCCTTTGGGCGTGATCTTCCTGCCCGCCTTGTAACAGGCGTTGTTTGTGAGCATACAGACGTTAAGATTCATAAAAATTCCCCTTTCAAAAAATAAAAGAAAGAGGGCTGTTTTTGCCCTCTTTGATGCAAAATTTATGCTTGCTGTGTAAATTCCGTCCATTGGGTGGGCGGTTCCCAAGTGTTACCGTCCACGTTGCTGGTATACCGCTTGCCGTTGTGGGTGACTTTCGCGCCTTTGGGGTATGCGTCATGCGCCCCGGTGGGCTGTTTCCATTGCGGCCATTCCTCAGCCGGGTCGCTGATTGCCACCCACAAAGAAACAGCGGTATCCGGCGTCCAATCATCCTGGGAGGTATGGCCCTGTAGGCACTTGTAAAGCTGGTTTTGGTAGCAGATACGGTCGTCTTGCGCATAAGAAACGCCGCTCTCCCATTCCGGGAACAGGGTGGGGAGTTCCATTGCCTGTTCATCCGGGAGCGCCTGGGCTGTCTGCATCATCAGGGCGCGGGTCTGTCTGGCCCGTTCCCCATCGTCCGCCGTTTCGCCTGCGCCCAACAACATGCCCAGTGTGGCCTCTACATCTTCCAGGCGCGTTTCCGGGGTCACGGGCGGTTCGCAGTCCTCGCGCTCCGCGATGATTTCCAGGGCCTGGTCTTTGACAGTTTCTGAGATATCCCCTTCAATCCACAGCTTTTTTGCAATCTCAATCAGCTCTTCTTTGTGGTATGTTCCATTCTGCGCCCGGTTTATCAATACTTTTTCTAAGGTGTTCATACTTATTATCCTCCTGTAATACTGGCTTCTAGAGCGTCTAATCGCTCCTCATAGCTTTGGTTCTTTGCTTGCTGCTCTTCTTTGAGTGCCGTCCAATCCTGCACCGCTGTCGCCTGGATTCTGGGAGAAGGTTCCCCATCCGCTCCGGATATCGTGAGGGTTGCGACGCCCCACTGTGGGGTCAAAGTTATCGGGACGGTTTCCACAGTCTGTGTCTCGTTCACCGGATACCACGCTTTCACCGCCCGTCCTGCTTCCTTTTCAGCAGATAACCAGCTTTTGAACTTTTCCGCTTTCTGGGTGTCGTTGTCGCTATCCGTGATACCTAAAAGAGTATTGGACACCGCTATAAATGTGGCGTTATACATCCAGATATCACCGGGAACAAGGGCGCTTAAATTTTCGGCCTGATGGAAATGCGTGGAAATGATTTCTTTTGTTGTACTCTGGGTATCCTGCCCGGAAAGGGTGGCGTAAAAGACCGTGCCGCCAACTGCGGCCTTCCCGCTTTTCAACCACGATTCCGTACCGTCCAGTTCGGTTTCTGTCCATGTCGTTTTTCCCTGGCCACTGAGCAAGTCAACGCTATCCCCTGATCCCATCAAAGGCCTGGACAGTGTAACTGTTTGAGGCTCTGAACCGGTTAAAGAAACGCTTAGCGTCCCGCCGCTCCCCACAAATTTGGGATTTATAGGAACTTCCGGGGTGGGAGTTCCCTCCTGAGCATAAGCGCCGTGGATGGTACATTCACGTAAGGGCGCGGCGGCGCATCCAGAAAGGGTCACAACCCCCTGCCCGGAAACCGTGACGGTTGGCAGAAGGCCGTACAGGTTATTTGCTGCCTGTTTGGCTTCCTCAGCTGCGGCCTTAGCCTGCTGGGCCTGCCGTTCGGCAAGCTCCACCTGTGCTTGTACGGCGGCGAGCTGTTTTTCCCCTTCTTCCTGTAGGGTGGATATCTGTTCCTGACCTGCACTTTCTACACTGTCGATAGCCTCCGGCAAGGTAACCGTATTAAAATTGTTCACCGCCTCCTGCATGTCAGAAAGGGATTCCCCGGCTTCCTGCGCGCTGTTCCCGGCGTTTTCCGCGTATCCTTTGGCTTCGTCCACTTTAGCCTGCCCGGCCTCTTCCACGGCCTGCTGTGCGGCGGGGACGGTAGTTTCTGTGAAGGTCTGGACGGTTTTGTCTACAGCCTGCTTTTGCTGGTCTACCTCTTTCTGAATGCCCGCTATTTCCGTCTTTGTGGAGGTTACGGCCTGCTTGTCCGACGCTGTACTTTTAGCCGCTTCCTGGGCCGCCTGAGCGTCTTTTCCCACTTGTTCTACCAGCCCTTTGGCCGTTTCTAATTCTTCCTGTACAGCTTCCATCTGCTCAGAAAGTTCCGTTTGGGCTTCTTCCACGGATTCCCGGTCGGCGGCGGTCGCCTCTTTATCTTGCGCCGTCTGCTGGGCATATTTTCCGGCCTGTTCTGCAAACTCCTGGGCTTTCTGGAGGGTTTCGCCGGTATCGCCCTCCATCTGATCCATGCGCTCTTGATACGCTTGCAGGACGGAAGGGAGGAAACCGGAAATCGGGTCGTCTACATGCAGGGATTCCCGTACAATGACATGGGAGGTATTGGTCAGCCACACAACCTCCTGTTCCAGGTTTTCCGCCAAGAGCTGGAAGGGGTGATTCCCTGATACCGCTGTGGTACGGCTTTCGACGTCCCACTGTACCTGTAGGGTATCACCTTCCTCTGTGAAGGGTACGGGGATCTTGTCATATCCCTGGCCGTCTACGATGGAGACAAAGAATTTACAGGCGGAAAGGTCAACCCCCGCGTCCGTTTTGGGAACAAAAAAAATAACAGGGTTTACTTCACTGCTTCCCTGTTGTACTAAAATTTTATTTTTGATTTTTCGGTTAATTATTTCAATTTCCAAAAAAGATCACCCCTACTTAATCTTATAGATATAACGGGCGACAATGTAAGGTTGTAATCTAGACGGATCCGTTCCGTCTGGTTGCAATACGACAGTACTATGATTGACGGGGTCAACAGGTGCATTGGATCCTACCCGGATTGCATATGTATAACTGTCTATTCCTTTTATGGGCTTACGGGCGGAATACCCAATTGATGCAATATCTCCATTTGTCGCACCGATGGCCGCATAGAGTTCCGCTGAGATTTCACCACCAGTTTTTCCAATTGTGTTAAATTCTTCATCGCTGGATTTATCTACAATTATACGGCCTGGAGTATTTGGTGTTTTTGTACCCCAGATATTCCTGGCTTTGATGTTTTTCTCTGGAATATCGGTATTTCCAAATACCCATTTTTCAGAGGGAAGGTTATCGTTCCACCAAGTCCACACAGTACCGACTGGCAACGCATCCATATTCAGGGTACCGGCTCCATCTAGCAGCGGGTTAATCATATTGTATAAATTGCCTGCTGCGTCTTCATCCAGAATTCCTTGGATGGATTCAAACCACTGTTTAAATGCAGCGTCATATTGGGCAAATAGGTCGGTTGTGTCAATTTCCTGTAACCGGTTATAGACATAACCGCACAATGTACTATCCCCGCGGGTGTCCGTGATATCTGCTGAACTGATTTGCTGGGCCCCGGCTTTTACAGTTACTTTCGCCAGCATGATTTCCCATATGTCGCTGTCCCTTTGCAGGGTGGTGGAGTTGTTTTTTATAACCGGTTCCATCGTCCGGTTGATTAAGTCCAGGCGGATGACAACGCTATCTGTCCGGTTTGTATCCCCTGCCGTATTCAACATTAGGGTTTCCGCTTTGTCAATATACCCAAATTTGCCATTGACCCAGCATTTCCCGGGCTGTACGGCAATGTTAAGCCCCGTGCCAGCGGTGACTTTTAGGCTATTCGCTGTCTCTGGATATACCCCGTTTGACGTATACGCCCCTAAATATGCAGACAAAAACTCCTCATCCACAGCGCGATCAAACTTTGGGGTTCCGTCTTCGTTTTGGCCTGTGATTTCACTTGTAAAGATACCGCTAATCAAGCAATACCCCTCCTGACTTTTTGTAAGATTGTTTTGGTATCCTCGCCGAATGTCGGCGTGATGATGTGCGAACCGTTTTCAAACGCCTCCGTAATCTCTGTAATGCGCTGGTGTACCACAACACCTGCCGTATCGTCTATGTAGGTGCAGATATCCCCCAGGTCGTAATCCTGTTTGTACACCAAGCTGTTATTATTGCGTGCGCTCATATTTACGGTTTCTGATTTTTTGTATTCAGCTAACTTTTCTATTCCTCTTTGTTTTAACGCCTCCCTATATGTTTCGTCGGTTGTTTCCTCTTCTTTTCTTAAGTCGCGGGCGTCAATCCACACCTCGCGCCTTTCTTCTCCGTTTGTCTGGTCTACTTCCACAATCACCCGCGCTACATCCTCTTTTTCTTCTCCGGCAACATAGGCAAAATTTTTGAAATCCCGGTCATTGTAGGCATATGATGGGGATTCCACATTTTCGTAATCGTCGGAAAAAATAGCAAACGGATTCGCCTCCTGCTCTATCGTCCGGTTCTTGCCTTGCCATACCTCTACATATTTGTTGTTGGTCAGGTGGTCGTACCGGATACGCAGAGACATTTCAGCAGGTTTCAAAACCTGCACGCAGGATTCCCATAAGGATTTGCCTTGTTCCGGTTCAAAAGGCACGTTTTCCACTTCTGCAAGCAGTGATTCCCCTAGATATAGGCCGCCTATTTTACGGGATGGATCGTCCGGTTCTACCGCAAATTTTCTTACCAATTCCATTGCTACAGCATCCGGGGTCCCGTTTTGGGTTCCCACTTTATCAATTGTCCGGCTGGCAAGCAGGGATTCTAAAAACCTCCCTTTGCAGTATGCCGTCCCATCATTGCGGGTATAGCCGTATTCCTCGATAACGCCCACCTCAGAAAAATCCTTTGACCACACAAATCTGCTTTGTTTCAGGAGCGGGAAATCTGCCAACGGGGCGTGCAGTTCAAATTCCCCGATATCATAATACCGGCGGGTCCAGACCAAAGAAGTAAACTGGTCTAAAAAGCCTTGCACCTGATAATCCTTGTCCATGAATGTCAGTTCTATCATGCTACACCCCCGTAAACTCCGCCGCCCATCTGGGAAAGACATCAAGGTTTGTCTGCCCGCTTTGGGCGGAATATTTCAGAATATTTTCACCCGGGATCAATTGGACAAAAGTGCTCATCCGATCCTTTTTATTGCTGATGTTTGCCCCGTCCAGCGTGATCCTCTTATTCCCGCGGTTGGTATTAACGATCAGCCTTTGCCCCTGTGACATGGTCACATTGACCTGGATATACTCACCGGTGGTAAGGTTGTCCAGTCTGGGATTGATTACCTCCCCTTTGGCTAAAAAAGTAATCACCATACCCGTTGGCTTTACCCCCTCATTGATAATAGCCGCTTCATGTTTGAGCACAAGGGACGACAGGGCGGACCCGTGAGGAAGTAAAACGAACGGGGCGGTTAGGAGCGGGGTTTTGCCCGCCATGTTTTTAGAAAATTCATCCACATCCCGGAAATACGGGTCCGGGCAAATGAGGGAAACAGTAATGATTTTATATGGGACGTTACTATCCGGGATATTAATGCTTTCCACCCGGTAGTCAATCTTGCGGGACACCATATCCCCGGTATAGGTGAGCGTACCGGTGGAGCGCGGGAGGAAAAAGCTTAAAATCTGGTTGCGCTTGCGTTCCAAATCCCTGTAAATCAGGATATTTAGGACGATATTGCGGGGCTGTACAATCTCACCGGTATAGATACCGCCGTCAATTTGGGCGGTTTGGCGCACGTCCAGCGTGCTTGTTAAGTTGCTCAGCCCATCCACAGAGGAAAGAAAAAAATCCCCTTGATAGGAGATTTCCAATTCCTGCCCCTGGGAGCTACATACAATTTTTCTCAATGGCATCACCTCCACGCCAGCGACTGGGACGCGATTTTGATTTGCCGGGCGGTCTCATAAGGGGAAAGGGGCGTGGGTGCGGTGATATTGTTAGTCTGGTTAATGACCGGGGCCTGCACCCTGTTAACAGGGGAAGACGGTTCCGCTGTGGCGGCGTAGGCGGCGTTTACCCGGATACGGTCCTCTTCCATCATCAACCGGGCAAGCTGGGTAACCTCCTGAATACTGTTTTCCCGAATGCCCCGCAACACACCCGCGCCGATTTCCGAATACACGTCTTGATTCAGTGGAAGAATCGCTTCCCGGCCCGCTTCTGCTACTGTATGGCCTAATAAGCCTTTCTTCGATAATGTATATCCAATTAATGTTTTTCGGTTGAACACTGCACCATCAGCATGGGGGACAGGGTTTGTATTAATAAATTTATCAAAGTGAATTTGACTTGATCCTGTAGAACCTTGAATATCCAACCGTGCAGGAACAGTTATATATTTATCTCGGAAAGAACTGTTTGTATTTTCGATAAATTGTTCTGGTGTCTCTGATAACTGGAACTTATCAATTTTTGGAGGCCCAAAAGTAGCATTTGATATTTTCTGGTCGGCATCTGTAGTCATATCCTCTGCTTCTGATACGAAATCATCATGACTTAATCCAAATCCTTCCGCTACTCTTTGACCGGCATTAATACCTTCCGTATAGATAATTTCAGAGTTTTCGTTTAAACCCATCCCTAATTCACTTAGCATGGATTCCGCCTGGCTCCTCAATTCTTCCGGGACATTTTGGAAAGCACTTACAATAGATGCCGCAGTTGTTCTTTGTTCCTCGGTAAGTTCACCATTGGTCTTTTTAGTTTCTGACAGCAAATACAATTGCGCACTCATTTGCTGCATGGTGGTCTCGTCCATTGCGGCCACCATTGCATCCTGTATATTTTCCATTTCGACTTGATGGTTATGGTATTCTTGCCAAATTAATCCATTGTAATAATCGGCATTTTCATATTCTCCTAGCCACCACTTTCCTTCTGCTTCTGCTTTTTTCTGTTCTAATTCTGCTAAAGCTGTATTATGACGTTCTTGTTCCTGCTCACGAGCAGAAAGTTGTAATTCAATCATATAAATCCCTTTTTGCATTTCCAATGCCTGGTCTTGATTCCCTTTTCTTATGACCTCTAATGTTTGGCCATATGTTTGTTCTGCCTCCGTGAGCATTTCTTGCCGCCGCTTAGAAGACTCCTCCATTTCACCTTCTAACCAAGCCTGCGTATATTTTTCCGGCTGTTCTTTCACTAAGCGTTGTAAGGTTGCAAATTCTTCATTATATTGTCTTTCTGCCATTTCTCTAACTTTTTCTAAATCTTGCTGGGCAGTATTGATTAATTGCTGGGCTTTTTCCGTGTCAATATTTCCATTCTCTGCCTCAAAAGATGCGTATTCTAAAGTAGCGCTCTGATAGGCTTTAGCGTTCTCCAATTCCTCCGCAGCCAACCCCTGAATCTTTCCTAAGAGTTCATCAATTCTGTCTATTTCTTTTTGTGTAAGCGTGCCTCGCGTTTCTGTCGCTGTTCTTGCAATTTCTGTAATTTCGTTCTGTGCATTATCCATCTCTTGCGATAGTTCGGCTTGTCTATCAGCGGAAATAATCAGCGATTCATTGAAATTATCATAAATTGTCCCTGCATTTGAAATACCATCTTTAAAGCTTTGTACATGATCCATTAAGTTTGAAAAAGCCGTATCAAGTTGTTCCGTGGATATTGTTTTTAGCTTATTCACTTCCTCTTCTACCTCTTTTGAAGAGTTTACGATATCTCCTACAGCTAACGCAACAACACCCGCAAGCGCTGTAAGTAACGCTCCTATAGGATGAGCAGAGATCAAGGTAAACAATCCACTAATAGCAGTACCCAGATTTTTTACACTGGTGATAACCCCTGAAATCATGCTAGTGATTTTAGCAGCAGCCAAAGCTGCGGCAACACCTCCGATTGTACCAATAACCGCTTCTTTGTTATCTATCACAAAAGTAATAAGTTCCTTTGCTCCCCCGGCAATATCCATAATGGTATCTTTGATTTCCGGGGCGTGGTCTTTGATCTCTTCGTCAAGGTCTTTCACATAGGGGGCCAATTCATCACCCAGAGGCTTGATAATTTCCGTATTGAGGGTACGTCCCAGCGTTTCCAAACTGGATCCTAAATCATCGTACTGGGTTTTATTGATCTGTTCCAGGGTGTTCGCGGTCTGATCCGCCGCGCCGTCAATGTTGGTCAGTGCCTGCACGCCGTCCGCCCCCAGGTCTTCCCACATCGTACCATAAAGAGCCACGCCAACTTCATTCTGTTTTACCGTATCATCTAAATGAAATAAAGCCTCATTTACGGTTTGATAGGCTTCATAAGCGGAAGTCCCACCCTCGGCAAACTTTTTCGTCATTTTGTCCGCGTTAAGCCCTAATTTTTGGAAGGCCCCAACAGTGGAATCAGAACCGTCTTTTGCGCGGATAAAGAATTCTTTGATCGTGTCGCCCAGCTTATCCACGGAAAAGGTCCCGCTTTCCGTTCCGTTTATCAGCATATTAAACATGCTTTCCGCGTCAAACCCCGCCTGTTTAAAATGGACGGAATACTCGTTGATGGTATCCAGCAAATCCCCGTTTTTGTCCAGGCCGTTTTGCGCTCCCTGGGCGATCAGGGTAAACGCCTCCTTGGCGGAAATGTCAAACTGATCCATCAGCATTTTGGCCGCGCGGGTGGATTCATTGACCTCAAAATCAAAAGTATCCCGCAGCATCAGGGCGTTTTCCGTAGTGGCCTGCAATTCCTCCCCCGTCAGCTTCATCTGCTGTTTAACCGTTGCCACAGAATTTCCCACGTCGGCGATATCCTCGCCAAAATTATTGGAGTACACGCTTTCCATTACTTCTTCAAGCCCGGCGGTTTCCTCAGCCGTGGCCCCTGTTTTGGTAATGACGTTATTTAACGCTTTGTCAAAGTCCGTGGAGAAGTTCAGGCAGTAAGTTCCGGCCCCGGCTACCGCCGTCCCGATCGCAAGCAGGCCCTTTCCGGCCTTTTCCGCCACGTTTTCAATATCGTCCCCGACTTTCTTGATGCTTTTCTTTGCGGCTTCCACTTCCTTCGCAGAAGCTTTTACTCTGTCGTTGGCGTGCTCGATTGCGTCGGCGGTTTCCTTCTCCTGTTTCTCGAGATTCTTTAAGGTCTGTTCTGTCGCCGCTACTTCCCGCTGATAGGCACGATACTGAGATTCGTCAATCTTTCCTTCCTGAAACGCCTTGTTGACTTTTTCCTGAGCGGATTGTAAAGCGGTCAATCTATCCCTGGTGCCCTGGATGGACTGGGAAAGCAAGTCCTGTTTTTGCGCCAGCAGTTCCGTATTTTTCGGGTCTAGCTTCAACAGCTTATCCACCTGGCGCAGTTCCGTCTGCATGGAGCGGAATTTCTTGTCAATCCCGTCCACCGCTTTTCCTACCGCGCTGAAATCAGCTCCCAGGGCTATGGTAATGCCTTTTATCGTTTTGTTTGCCATTATTTCCCTCCTTTCTAAAAAATGGGTATAACAAAAGCACCAGCTCTATTAGAACCGGTGCTTCTCTTTAATATTCGTAATGTGTCCACATGCTTAGTATCTTGACAGTCTGTTCTTTTTCGTAAACTTGATATACCAAACGGTGCTGTACGTTGATCCGGCGGGAATAAGCCGTTTTCAAATCCCCTATCAGTTTTTCATAGGGCGGCGGATTCTGAAACGGGTCTTTTTCCAAAATAGAAATCAGCTTTTTTACCCTGCCGTCCAGTTTTGCGGCCTTTAACTTTGATATCTGTTTCACGGCGGTTTTGGTATACACGATTTGATACATTACCATTCCACCTCATCCGCCGGGATACATTCTTCTAAAGGCGTTTTTATTCCCTCTACAATCTCCTGTTTCACCCTGGGATCGCTGGATAAAAACAGGGTTTCCATTAGGCCATTGTACTCCTCTTCACTCATAATGATCGCGTTTCCATTTTTGGTATTTACGTTTATAATGTCATGGTATTCAACGGCCTGGTTCACATACTCAAACAGATTTTTTCTCAAGTTGGTAATATTGGTGTTGGTCATAAAGAACCCTCCTTACTCTCAGTATATGTACAGTATAACGTACATATACTGAGAATTCAAGAGGTTTTAGAAATTTTTGCAGAACAAAAGCACCCCGAAGGGTGCCTAAAAATTTACATGTTTTTAAGTGAAGTTTCTTACTGAGAAACTTTCTACTTTATCGTTTTCAAAATAAAAAATAACCATATATGCATTTTTTCTCTCTTCTTCTTTTAATGAGGATAAAAAGTAATCTGGATCACCTCTGACAATAACATACCTACCCTCAGTACGATAAAAAAGATAATTACATGAATCTTCATCTTTAAGTATAGGTTCTCCAAGATTTTCTTTTACCGATGCGATACTGTCTCCTAGAGATACCCCTAAGCTAGTCTTAAAACTTGTATCATCTGTTTTTATTGCCATAATAGACGATACATTTTCGCTTAAATCATATGCCACCGATAAACCATAATTAAGAACCCATTCATCCATTGTAGAATTTGTTAATTCCAGCGTGTCGGAAGGTGCTCTTTCCATGTTTTTTCTAACGGCTTCTTGATCCATGTCCGTGCTTACAGTTTTTCCATCATAAAAAGTAACGCTTAGTGTTTCAAAAGTAAGATCAGATTTCAGTTTGTTCCCACACCCCGCCAAACACACGCACAGAAAAAGAACAGCTAAAGCCGCGCATAATACCCTTTTCAAAGTGAATCCCCCTCACATATAGTCTATTATTAATATACTATATGTGAGGGGCAAAATCAACCTTTTGCGAGCTTTTTCCGCAGGCTTTGCTTGTCCATTTTGGTCTGGGTGATGCGCCAACAGTTTTCCAGGTATTCCAGGCCCTTGTCCGTCTGGGAACACCGGTAAATGACGGAATCGCGCAGCAGCAGCCAAAAGTCTATGATGTTGATTTCTTCAACATCCACTAGGCTAAGCCGGGCGTATTCCGCCACCGATTTTTCCGGGGCTGTGACCGCTACATAACGCCCCCTATCATCCTGAGAGGGATAATAAGGGACGCTCAGTTTGGGTCTGTCTTCACACGGTACACCCATTGGATGTATTCCACCAGTAAAGTCTTAATGGTCGTATAATCCATGTCTCCCTCAATCTGTTCCATTGGGAAAGTTTTGCCTTGCCGGTTCTTGTTTAGCACAAGTTCAGCAGAGGCAAGCATGTCGTCCGTTGTCTTTGTGCGCTCTATTTGGCGCATCTCTTTCAGCGTCGGGGAGGAGATGGAAAGCCGTTCCCCCTGAAATTCCACCTCAAAATATTCTTTTTCCAGTTTGCTTAGTTCCAACATGGCCATTTCCTCCTTATTCTTCCTCACCCGGCAGGCTTTCCGTCATGATGATTTTGGTTCCCTCGTTGTCCAGGGCCTTGGCCTTAAACTCAGCGTCCACCACGGTTTCCTTATCCTTCGCGAAAGCCAGGGAGAAGCCGGACTGGTTGCTGCCCATGATAGTGATACGGGTATCACCGTCCATCGCGTCGTGCTGTACAAAACGGATCAGCCATTCTTTTTCCTCGTAATGATCCAGGCCGCCGATCTTGATAGTACGGATTCTCTTCATACTATCGTCTGTTACCCTGGCAGTGGAGCATAGCTTCTCCAATGTTTTCAGGCACCAGGTAATGATCCCAGTTTTGAAAGTAACCTCTTCTTTGGTAAGGATGGTTTTTTGCGCAAGGCCGTAGTCATCCTCCGCCGTGTAAAATTCCGGCGCGTATTCCAGGGTCGCGCCGCCCTGGATCAATCCCAGGAGGTTGTCTTCTACTTCAATCGTAGCGTCCTCCGGGATTTCATCCGTGAACGCTACGATGTACACCTTTCCGCTTCCCAGAATGATTCTTTCATTGTTTGTGCCGTTTGCCATTTGTTATTCCTCCATTTTTTCTAAAATCGTCATGGTGTAAAAGGTTTGATAAAACCCTTCCTCACAAATCCATCCGCGGCTTTTTTCAAATTCTATTCCTTTGCCAGCCAATTCTTTTTCTATTTTCTGTTCGATATCCTCCCGGATATCCTCGCTATACAGCTCTATGTTTAAATCGTGCTCGCAAAGAAGCAGTTCGTAATCCGCCCCGCTGTGGGTTTGGTCATCCAGAAACACCACATAGGGAAGGGGAGGCGGATTCACAAACGCGGTATTTGTTACCGGCAAACCGGTTACAAATTCTAACCATGATTTAATTTCCATTTTGTATCCGCCTTTCTACCCGGTTTTCAAATTCTTCTATGGCTTCCTGCTCATTCTTTCTAATATGTTTGATTCCCGGCACCCTGCCGCCGTTTCTTTTTGCATACCCGTTTTCCAGCAGATGGGTGATCCAGTGTTTCTTGGCGTTATATGCCCTTAACTGGATTCTATCGCGGGTATCTTCCTCCACTTTGATGCGCCATCCTTTGGAGTAATCACCGGTGCGTTTGGGGCTATCCCGTTTTAGATTTTTTATCAAATCTTTGGATACGTCCCTTGCGTCCTGTTTAATCCCCTCTGCAAGTTCTTCGGTATATGCGGAAAGGACTTTCACGATTTCAGCGGATACATTTTCAAAAGAAACATTGTTATCCATTCTTTTTCACCATCAGGGTTCCCATTTGTTTGAGGGTCAAGTCCGTCACCGGCGGGTTGGTGTCGTAAATCTGCTGTACCTGTACAATTTTGTACCGGTATCCATTGATTACGGCGACATCCTGGGTAGAGATATCACGCCGCTGATGAATACGGATCAGGGAAGAGATATCCACCTGCGCGCCCCGCGCCTCATAAAACCGCTTGATACCAACGGTCCGATGACCGAACCGCAACCCGGATTCTTTGCATTCCGCCAGCTTATTGGCCCCGTCTGTCTCGTAGATATCCACAATACCGTTTCGGAACGATTCAAACTTGATGTTGTTTTTGATCTCCATCAGAAATCCCCCTCCATATCCCCGTACTGGATATTAAGCGCCACCAGCTCATCCCGGAAATTCTTCCAAAACATTTCCAGAGCGTTGCTGTAGGCATACCGGCAATAATCCAACAACAGGCTTTGTGGTAATCCGGGAATCTGGAAAGAAAGGGGTGCGCCCGCAATTTCTTCCAGGCGCGCCTTGCCTCTGTTTATCATCCCTTCGACTTTTTGGTCTGTGGCTTCATCCTCCCAGGTGATGTCAAGATAATTTTTGACCTCTTCCAACAGTTCTCTGTCCATCTCTCATGTCCTTACTTTATTCGCTTTTCGCTTCTGTCTTTGTAGTTACAGTTCCTTGAATCTCTTCCACCGTCACTTTCAGGTTAGATGGTTTCAGGTTGGTGATATCCAGGTATTGGAACGCCGTGTTATCCAGAGGCTCCCCGTTGCCGTAGAGCTTAATCTTGTATGTTCTAACATCCTCCAGGAATTTAAATTCGTCGGAATATTCAATCTTTCCACCCGAACCTCCGACGCCCAGGCCCATGAAATAGCGGTTACCCAGACCCATAATTGCCCTATTGGAAGGAACCGCTGCGGACTGGATCACTGTAGTGGGGAACGGGAATACCCCGGTTTTGTAGGTGCCGTCAGCGGCCTGTACGGTGGTGCAAGGCATTACCTTTTGCAGATAATCTACAGGGTTAACCAGCAGAATGACATGATTCACGACACGGGTCCCGCCGTTGGGTGCGGCGGCCATCTTTGCAGTTATTGTTCCATATGTAGTAGGAGTAAGGTCAGTAATTGCAGTAGCCGATTTTTGCTGATATTGCCCACCTCTGGTGACCGCACGGGAAGATACATCACGGGTCATACCGATGGGTTTGTTGTTACCGTCCCCATCTACAATCGCGGATTCCAGCCCGGCCGCAATGGATTCGGATAAAGTCTCCCTGACGTACCGGTCAATCCAAACGGGGCCAAGATCCAGCATGTCCATAGACAGGGGCATCCATGCGGTTAATTTACACAGGGTCATATCTTTGACAGCCACCGCGCCGGAAAGCTCTTCCGTGATCGTGCTGTTCAGCGCACCCCAAACCGCAGACTGCGGCCCCTGTTTGTTGACCACGAACTTGACCGCAGCAGAGGTGTTTACAAACTGGATCGCGGACAGCAGCGGGTGCCTTTGCCTGATGTCGTCAAAAACGGATTCAATCACCGTTTCCGGTAAAACACCGTCAGAAGTCAGACCGGTAAAATCTTTCTGTACCGCCGCCGCTTTCATGGATTTGATAAGGTTTTCGTAAAATTTGCTTTCCTTTGTGGTGAGCTGGCGCAGGCCGCGGGAGGCCAATACCGCTTTATCCGTCGTGTCGGCTGTATATGCCGCTTCCTGAATGATAGATTTTTGTACTGCGTCCGCATAATCGGCAAACGCTTGGGCCATCTTTTCCTCATTTCCTTCCTTGAGGGCGGCGGTCAAAGAAGTAAGGAGTTCCGCTTTTTTTACTTGCGTGGTATCTTTGTTTGTCATATGAATCCTCCATTTTTTTGAAATTGAAAAAGCACGGGAGAAATTTTTTCCCGTGCTTTCTTCTATGTTTAGTCTTTAAAAAGCTTTCAAAAATGCAGAGAGTAATTTCTCCGCGTTGGTCTTTGTATCGGCGGGTTCTTCCTGTCTGGGCGGTTCCCCGCTGTAATGTTTAATTACCCCTGCGTCCCGTTGGGCGGGGACGGCTACAAAACTCAATTCATAGGCATCCGTAGGATTCTCCAGCTTAAAATAACACAGCTTATCTTGGTAAGTTTTCCCCGGCATATGTTTACACTGCGTTTTGCTGTTGTCTTTCCCGCAGATAGAACATACCGCAGAACGTACCGCGCATCCCACGCTTACCTCTTTTTTGATCCCCGCTTCAATTTCCGTGATGGTATCCCGGTTTTTTTCCGTGCGGGGCATGTAGCAATAACCTACAAGCTGGGCGTAGGGTTCTCCAATGCCAGAAACGTCTTTTCCCATAACCACCTCTGTCCGGTAGATACGGGCGGTCTGGTTTTCCGCTTTAGGGACATGATCGCTGATAACCGACTTGCCCCGGTACAGTTCCGCCAATTTTAGCAGGGTATCCGTTGAAAACGCTTCAAAGTCCCGGTCTATCTCATTCCCGCACATGCAGACCTTAAAGGCGAATACCTCTTCTGGTTGCAATTCCCGCAGGGTATACCGGTTGATCTCTTTCATTTCCACGTCATCAATTTCCATTTTTTGAATATATGCCGCTTTGCAAATTCTTTCATCCATTAGCTTTCACCTCCTTCCGCTTCCGCCATTTCAATATGCTGGTAATTCTTTGTCATCCAGTGCCGCTGGCTCCACTCCTCTCCAATCTCGCTGTCCCTTGCCTTTCGGCGCAGTTCGTCAATGCTGTACCCGCCGCAGGCGACCAGCTTATCAAAAGAGTTGGCAATAGAGAACAGGTCAATGTGTTTGATACTGGTGGTATCCACATCCAGCAACCTTCCTTTTACGAATTCTTCCTGTCCATACCGTTTCCTTACGATCTCCTCTGTAATCAAATCCGCCAGGGGATCAATACAGAAAGTCAGAAAGTTGTCCGTCACCTTTTCCACATCCGCGATATCCCCCAAGAGAAGTGGCAAGGGGATTTTGAAAGCCTGGGCAACTTTCTGGAACGCTTCCCTTGTGATGGTCGCGATATCTGTGATTTCCGATGTGGATTTTTTGGCCGCTTCCCCCGGTTGTTCAGTATATTCGTAACCGTTAAATAACGGCAGTACGGCGTTTTCCGCATTGAAATAGGTTTTAAAGCGGTTGTTCATCAGATCTTCATAGCGTTTTTTAGCCTCTTCATTTCCAAACGCGGAACTGTCTACTTTCAAGATTCCTTTTCGCCCGCCGGACTTATCGTATTTATCCACGGCGCGGGAAAGTAGGTCATTATATCCGGCGAATAGAGAAGAAAGCAAACGCCGGATATCCGTATCATAATTTTTGAAATACAGCACTTCGGACATCAAAAAAGTTTTTCGGAATGTGATTGTCCCGCGGGAAACATTGGTAAAGTAACTTTCTGTTACCGCGTTTTCTGTTATGCTGTAGTCATCCGCTATGATTAACTGGCCGCCCACCTCGACGACAAGGCACTCATTGTAGTAAAGCAGCTTGGAAACTACCTCGTTCCAGAACTGGCTTGAATTTTGGTTTCGGTTGGGTTCTATATTCCAGGTATAATATTCCGCTCCCCGTATTTCTTTCCCGTCCCAAAATGTCCGGAATTCGCATTTACTGATGCTTCCTGCAATCAGGTTAATAGCGGAAAGGATTGCAAAGTCTTCCATCTCCAGCCGGATTTTCTGCCGTGTCGCGGTATCAGTCGTATAGATTTCCGCTTTATCTTTCTCCAAAAAGTTTCGTAACCAGTTGATAATTTTCAATTTTTCACCCCCTGCCTGCAATTTAGCTTACATGCTTTAATCAATTAGCCTCCAGTCATCCGCTATAAGGTCATCTGCTGTTGGATTCCAGTTGGGATAAGATTGTTTCTTGTCTACTACTACAAAAAGGCAGTCTGTCCGCTTAAACGGATAAATTTTCCACGTATTCCAGCTTCTAAGATTCCGCGTCATACCGCATCTGTGTAATAGCGCTTGCCGAGTTGCTTCTTTAATATCCATATTTTCATCCCCTTAATAGGTGTAAACGCCCAGATCAATGTCCGGTATTTCCGTACCGACCAGGCGGTCGCTGATGATTTCCGCCGCTACAAGACCTTTGAACCCATCGGTTTTTCTGGATTTCGCTTCCTTTTTCCCATAGGTAATATTCCCGGCGGGGGATTGTATCACTTTGCTGTTGTTGGTATACCAGCGCATTAACGGGTTATCTCCCCATATAAAGGAGTGATTGGCAAACAAGCTTGTTATGGTGGGGGATATCATCATTTCATCGGACGGCCTTACCAGCTTGATTCCCCGCGGGCCTTTTTTCTCCGCATCAAAACCAACCGCGCGGAGAGACTTACTCAACAGGGTATACCGGAATTTATCAATAGCCACTCCCCGGATGTCGTAGAACGCCGCCTGATCCTGTAGCCACTCCGCCGGGATATCCGGGGAAATTTCCACATCATCCACCCAGGTAAGTAAACCTTTTTGGGCCGCTTCCTCCAATGGAAATTTGATCCTTGATAAGTCTTTACACTGTCTGCATACCCAGGTATGGGTGATCCAGTAATGAAGCCCATCCACAATAAACAGCAGCCCCACGGCTACAAAGTCCGTAGTGGATGCGTAATCAATCCCCGCAACGCAGGAACGGCCCCTCAGGTCAATCAACGGTCTGTTGGTGGCCTTGATGTTTTCCCACGAGGTTACATCTGCGTCTTTGTCTCCCTGGGGGGAATCCATACGTTTTGTCATAAAAGCTGAGTGACCTATGTTGTCCATCAAATATTCTGCGTATTCCTTTTGTATTTGATCTTGCAGGGTGGGATTGTAATGCAGACTGGGGTTTGCCTTGTCCCACATACGGGGGTTATGTACCTCGTTTGGGTCATCCAGGCGGCAAATAAATGGGAGGAGGCCGTTGTCCGGCTCACCATTTAATATCTGTTCCGCTCGATCAATCAGATGATCCAGAGGCCCGTCCCGTACATCGCCATTGGTGGTGGTAATTGTGGTGCGGGGATGCTTTTTCTTTCCTAAACCCGTTTGGAAAACCTCAATGGTTTTATAGGATTCATACTGGTGGTATTCGTCAAAGTCGACCTTTCCGGGCCTCCCGCCGTCCTTGGTTTTAAAGTTGGAGGTGCGGAAACGGAGCATCGATCCGGTTTTGATATTCTGGATTTTTTCTTTATTCCAACGAAAATATTTTTTGAAATATGTCTTACGGTCCTCTAGAATGTTGTAAATGTCATCAAAACTGGTGCGCGCCTGGTCCTCGCTGTTGGCGCAGATATCAATGTGATATTGCTTGATACCATTGATCGGGGTAAGCAGGCAAAAATCCTCAAAAGACAAATAACCATTTTTTCCGGCCCCGCGTCCTACCAGTATTAACAGATCCGGAAACCTTAACAGGCCGTTTGCTTTGTATGTACAGTTATGTAGGGCAAAACAAAACCGCTCCCACTCATAGAGCCGGAACGGAAAATACTTTTGCTGATTCAGGTATTTGTTTAATTGTTCTTCATCAACATAGATATCCTCTGTGGAGAATACACGTTCTACCATGTCGCATAACAATAACTGATCCTTACAGACTTCAATGGTTCCGCTCCTCACCAGGTCGATATAATCCTGGATATTAGAGTTCATCGTTGTCGTCATCCTCTGCGCCTATTGTCTCCGGCTTAATACTTAGTTCAGATAGGAGCTTAAGCATTTGGGCGTTGGTCTTGTTGAAGTCTGTAATGCTGTCGTTGCGTCGGTATCCTCGCTGCCCGCCGCCGTTATCGTAAGGGACCATGCAGCCGCGTTCCTGGATATCCTGATAAAGCAGTTCTTTGGATACCCACATGGCCATATAGTCGTCGATCAAGCTTAAAAAATAGGGGGTATCCGCATTTTTTGCTTTCAATTGCTTGACAAGCCCCGCCTTGATCTTCTTGTATTTTCTGCTGGATTCCAGCGTTTTTACCATCTCCGCCGCGGTCCTTTCTTCCTCCATATGACCACCCCCTCTCACGCGCGCGGGTTTTCCGAACTGTCTCTTATACACATCTCCGAGCCCACGAGACTGCAGCTAATCTCGT